AGGCAAGTTCAAGTCTGCCTGAATATCTTTAAGCACTGCTTCAATGTCAGGATTTTGACGAATGTTCTTCGCTTTGTTCTTTGCGATCTTTTTAAACACTCTCTGAAGTTCAGCGATTGAAATAGCAGGCTTATTACGATCATCGTTCATACGATCAGCAAAGTGCTTAGTGAATTCGACATCAATGCCAAACTTGTCAAGCAATCTATCAGCGAATCGTTCTAGATCGTTCAACTGTTTTTGTGTAACTTCTTCGCTGAAATGTGATTCGAATAAATCATCTACTGACTCGTTTATAGTCTCACCAGGAGTATCTTTCTTGTATCTCTTAGTAACTTTTTCAGTGCCTCTATCGCCAGCACCTCCAACTTCAATAACATACTTTTCACCTAACATATTGTGTAGTACTTTATGATCTACGTTATTGTAAGTCTTGGCAATCTGTTGAGCATAGTAACCAGATCCATGCTTCATGCCTCGACCGCCGGCTTCTTTCTTCTTACGAGTAATCAAATCTTTTAATGTTTTCAGTGCATGTTGATATGCCTTTTTATTAACTGTAACAGACTTAACTTTATTTACCACATATCCTTCAGCCGCATCTTTACTCTCTACGAATTCCTCAAACATCTCATCGACTGAAACTTCTTCGTTTTTAGGCACACAGTTAGGTACTAGCTTACCGTTCTTCTTTTTCATGCCTCTTTGCTCATGGGAATCCCAGCAAGGATCATCTTTTTCTTTTAAAGATTTACCTTCACTGTCGTATCCAGGCTTGCCGGCTTTTGCTTTCTTAGAAATAGCAATAGCGGCACGTTGTGCAGGAGATACCGCACCTTCTTCTAAACTTTGTTTCGCATCGATGAAAGCGGCAATTGCCATTTTACGAATCTTCTCGTCTGACTTACCTGCAAATTGTGGTGCGTCTGATTTTTGGAAATCCTTAACCCATGCACCTACTCCATCAGATACTTTTAACTTTTCTTCTATTTCCTCTTTCTTAGAAGAACCACGCACTTTAGCGGCCAAGTCTGCGTCTGCTTTGCCCCATGTGCCTGATGATTTAGTAATAAAAGAGTTAACACGTGCAAAACCCCATTGCTGTGGAGTAGTACCAGGTCTATGACCAGTTTTCCAAGCGGCAATGCCTCTGTTATATACTTGACGTAGAATACCAAGTGGCATTCCAGACTTTTCAGCTTTTTTCTTTAGACCTTCATTGCCCTTCGCTTCATCAAGTGATACTTGATCAAAGATGTCGTTTGTGGTCTCTTCAATAAACTGAATTAGAGCATCGTCGGTATCAAACTCCTCTTTGTTGATACTTGTAATTTTTTTACGCAACTCTCTAGTCAACAGTGAGTCCATTTCACGCTCATGCTCTTTAGAAAGGTTTTCTCTCTCATCTTTGTGTTGAGTCTTTAGACGTTTTTCTGCATCAGTTTTAATAGTAATTTCGTCTAGTTCAACTTCTTCTTTGCGTTGTCTAAATGCACGAAAGCGGCGATCTAATTTAACAGCGCCTTCTTTGCCAAACATTTGATGATATCGTTTAGTGTGCTTTGATGGCTTAGTCTCTGCTTCTGCGTCACCCGGTGCAGGCTTGTATGCAGAGTTATCGTCATCGTCTTTTTCACCGTGCTTTTTAAAGTGTGCATCACGCTTTACTTTTGTAGACTTAGCAAGTCCCTTGTAATACACTGAGGGCTGAGTACCTTTTCTATCTTTAATGTCTGGGTCTTGTCCTGTAGTAGGCTCTTCGAACAGTGCAGTGAATTCTTCGTTCATTAAGAATGATTCAAATTCCTCATTCATCTTTTTACCGGACAGTTTAGCAAGGTCTGCTTTTCTGACTTTTGGCAGTAACTTCTTTGCGATTCTGTCGATTGCAGATTTCTTTGTCGCTACTCGCTTATCAATAAGCATCTTCTCAGAAGGAGATAGGCTATTGTACTTCTCGCCCTTCTTTCCGGCAACTTTCTTACGAATGATTTTAATGGCAGCCTTTCTTGCACGTAACTTCAACTTGTCCATTGAAGCGGCTTTCTTAGCCATACGTCTGCGACCTTGAGCAATCTTAGACTTGTACTTACGCATTGTGATTGCTCTCATGCGTCTTTGTTGGATAGTTAATGCTTCATCAAGTTCTAGCATCTCAGCGATCTTCATGCCACCACGTACCATATCATATACATCTTGTGCATCTGATTGGAGTCTTCGAGGTAGACCTGTTTTGAATTTTTTGAAATCGCCTTGCGAGGCTGCGGCTCTCATCTTAGATGCAGACATGCCTTCAACACCCTCTGAATCTGGGTCACGGTCACCAGCAGATACAATAGAAATATTGTCGAAGTTGTAGTCTTTGCCGTTATACTTGTTGAGTAGTTCATCGAATTGCTTGATTCGATCTTGACCAACAACGAGAATTACCTTAGAGAATTTCTTCTGTAACTCTTGCATGATTTGGATGATAGTACGAGCATTGGACTTTACGATGATGTTGCCGAATGCTTTCTTTGCAAGCATGATCTTATCATCGTAATCTAGAGGATTCTTTTTTGCGTCTTGGCTATGAGAAACATAGATCAGCTGTGTTGCCGCTTCTGATCTTGCGACAGATTTGATTTTGTTGACTAGCTTTTCATGTCCAACAGTGATTGGGTTCATTCGACCCCAACCGAGAACTACTGTCTTGTTAGGAGCTTCTTCAAGTTTAGGATTGATCTCAATAGCGTTCTTCACTAAGAGTTCATCCTTTACTTTCTTCGAAGCCTTCTTTGGCTTCTCTGTCTTATCCGTCTTCTTTTTAGAAGTCGTTTCTTCACCAGAGTTTGCCTCTGGATTTTCCATAGAATCGTCTTGCATTTTTCTTCCTCTATCGTAGGTTTACCGTAGTCTTACTACAACGATGTGTTATGTACTATTTATAAATTACAGTAGTTCCTTACTGTCTTCCCATGCCTTCTGGACACTAGCTAGATTTTTTCTAGCAACCTCTACTTCCGTAAGTGCTTGTAGTTCTAACACTTCAGCACTGACACGTTTATCTTTTAGTATCTGATATTTTTCTTCTGCTTGACGTAGCATTTCTGAATAGTTTTGAATGCCACGCCTTGCGTCCTTTTCTGCTTGAATTGCAACCAAAGGATCTACAAGCTCTTCTTTAATAGCTGGCATTTCTTCCAGCATAGGAGAAAAATCTTCCTCTTCAATCTCTGCATCTAGATATACAGGGTCACTCAATTCATCTGAGAGTTCAACTTCAGCATTTTCAATATGATCATTAAGTTGTTCAATAAGCACTGCTTTGGTAAGTCTTCTATCCAATTCAATTCCAACTGTGCGACCATATGCCTCAAGTTCATTCTTTGTCATATCAACAAATTCCATAATTAATCCTCTGATTTAACTAATGTAAAGATACCATAAGCAATTGCACCGTATGCTGCCCAGCCGATTAAACCTTGAAACATAAGAGCGATTACTCCAACTGCGATAAGAACTCCACCATCCCAAGATGTGCGTTCCATTAATCTGTTTTTTAACCAATTCATAATATTCTCCTTTATAAAAGCGAAAGCAGGCAAGAAGCCTGCTTTTTGTTAGACTTCATAGTCTATTTATCATTTACTGGACATGACCTCTTTGAGATACATCATGCACTGTTTGGATTCCTCGTGATAACCCTGCCTTGCGAGTTCCGCCGCTGCCCGTGAGTAGCCCACCATCTGCGAATACCGATCTAGTGAAGACCACAATCCCGATAAAGGTGAAAATACATAGTTGCTTACTAAAGCTGTCATTAGACCCACCCCCGTAAATTTTTATTTGTGTCGAGTCCATAATAATCTCTTTTCCATGCTCCAGTGGCCACAGAATAAATTTCTCCACGACATATCCCGATATCTGCAAGATCCTTGTCTGTAAGTTTGTTTAATTCTTTGATTGTTCTTTTAATTTCTCTTCGATCAGACCATCGCTTCATTACGTTCATGTAAATGTCTACGATGAATGATAGATTGAGAAAGCTTGCGGCAGTAAGTACCATTTGCGTCACATTCATCTCCTTATGTGTATG